TCAAATAACCAGCTTAACCCATTCCTGACCTCGAGTATCGTTATAGCGATCGGTGGTTGCCTGGACTTTATGTCCTAGTAATGTTTTTGTATCGATACCCTGTGCACGGTACAGCCGTTCTGATAGAGAGCGTTGTTCATGAAATGTTGGCGGAGTTTTTCCTGCTGGTGGAATTATCCCAGCCAGATCCCGTGCTTTGGCAAAGTAGTCGCTCAGGTTGTCTTTACTCATCGGCTTCGGTTGTTTCTGGTGCCGACTATGGATTAGATATGGACTTAATATTCTGTCTCGGCACCCATCAATAACTTCTTTTAACGTTATCCCAATGGCATCACAGCGTAGTGTAAGCGGTAACGCCAGACGCATTCCGGTTTTTCCCTGGGTGATATGCAAGTGTTCGTTCCACACATCTGAAAAACGCATGTGGCAAATGTCATCACGGCGCTGACCAGTAACAATCGCAAGAAGCATTGCGTTACGGATAAAGTGTTTTTCAGGCGTTGCATTGTAAATTTTTTGCCAGTCTTCCATGGTGAGCCTGGCTCTGGTTACTTTAGGGATCGGTTTACGGGTAGCCTCCGGAGGATTCCATCCAGGAGGAACTTCCCCTGCATGCTGTGCTTCTTTATAAATATCAACCCATAATCCACGATTTACTCTCGCTGTGCTGACCATGTCTTTATCCAGCCACTCATCCAGTATTAATGCAAAGTCTCTTACTTCCAGTTCTTTCAATGGGTGGTTTCCCAGACGGGAAACCAGGTATGCAGCCATTCGAGTTTTTTCTTTGTGAGTTGTAGCTGCAATATCTCCATTTTTCAGTCGCGTGTCCTGTATTTTCAGATATCGATCAACCCATGCCTTTAATCTGATACCCCGACGTTTTGTTGCTGACGGACTTTCATCAATTTTGCGCATGAAATATTCAGCTTCTGCTGCAGCTATTCGCTGATTGGCTGTGGAAGCGATTTTTTCTGCCTTACCTTTGTCTGTTCCGAGTCCGTGAAATTTTCCAGTCACAGGATTTTTATACTGGTAGTAAACTCTGCCAGTTCTGCGATCAAACTTTTCGTAAAGACCGGCTACGTCAGTGCTGTTTTTTCGTGGCCTCGGTGACATGAGTTAAAATCTCCTTCAGTGCATCATCATCGCCAGTATGAATTTCCGGCGCAATTCCCGTTTCACCAGGCCCAACAAATACTGCTCGGCGATCTATCAGCCAACGCCCACGAATTTTTTGTGGTCTTGGAACGATGTATCCTAGTTTTCCGTATTTCACCAGGGTAGTGTTTGTTATTGGGAGACTGAACCGTTTTGGTTTCCACTCGTCGAGCGTTATCAGGTACTGTTCGCTCATGGCTATCACTCCGGAACGCGCCAGTTGCAGAATATCAACGACAACTGGCGACGGTTGAACATTAAAAATCAGCCTGACTCGGGATCAGTTTTTGCCAGATAGCTGAAACGTATTTTGCCTGGTAACGGGCGTCATCAAGTGCATTATGGCGCTCACCTTCGAATGGAATAGCCGTTCTGGCATCGAAGTCTATGGCTTTCCCCAGCTCAACGATTGTGCGTACATCGCGATCGTTGTAGTAACGCCACGGGCAGGGGATCCCCTGCCGTTCGTATGAACGGCGCAAAATCGTGTTGTCGAAGTTGGCTCCATTTCCCCAGACCTGAACAAAAAATTCACCGGAGTTTTCGTCGATAAATTCCCGCAATTGTAACAGTGCATCATCTAACGGGATTTCATCGGTCATAATGGCAGATTGCGCTTCGCGTGATTGCTTAAGCCACCATTTAATGGTGTCCCGATCAATGACTCCGCCAGCAGTTTCCAGATCGATAGTCTTACTAAATTCCGGTCCCATATCTCCGGTTTGCGGATCGAAAAATATTGCACCTATTGAGATGATCGGGGCATCAGGATTTTTTCCCATGGTTTCAAGGTCGATCATTAGATGGTCACACGTCCTGCTGGTGGATGTGATAACGTGATGACCGTTCACCGTAATTAAGGGATCTGCCGTCTCGCCAGTTTCACTATCGCTGGCGTGGTCCTGAGCGCTGCCAGCATTCTCCTTGTGTGGATGTTCAGCGCCTTCCATTTTCTCCGGATCATCTTCCTGAACTTCAACCTGATACTCTTCATCGAATGTTTCCTGGTATGTTGCGTCGCCCATCACCGCGCCACAATCAGGGCAGTTGCCGCCGCCGGTCTGACCGCAGGCGGTGCAGACTTTTTCCGGTTCCTGTTGCGCTACTGGTTCAGGTTGTTTCGTTTCTGGCTCGTTTTGTAACGCATTTGGGCTGTTTTGTTCCGCTTTCTGGCCGTTCTGTTCCGTTTCTTGCTGGTTCTGATTCACTGAATCGCGGGTTTCAATCCCCTTCACCCATTTCGGATCATTCGGGTCGCTAATCCCTGCAACAAATTCACCACGTGATACAGCAAGCAACTTATTGGCGTCAGGCTGGCTGATATTGGCTGCCTGCATAATTTTGTTTACTTCGTCAGCGGTAACTTTTACCGGCTCTGGTTGTGCGATCGTGTCAGATACACCAGTATTTTGTTGTGAACCTGAGTATGTACTGTTTTTGCGGGCGAAATATTCTTCTTTCGTGATTTCAGTAGCCCCGGCAGCCAGCGCCTTATCCAGACCAGAAAGTTTGTTTGCGCGACCGTATTTTTCGCCATCCTTGTCGGTGAAGAGGAAGTAGAACGGCCCCTCACGCTCTACAGATGGTTCGACTTCCACTTTGCATTCGGTTTTTTCGTTGTCCGGAATTGCCGTTTCCACTGCATCAGTTTCTGGTACTGGCGACGAGAGAGTATCAGTTGCGCTCTGATTTCTTCCTTCATCTTCAAACACGCCCTTTGTAGTCAGGTATTCAGTAATGTATTTGTTCAGTGCCACAGGGTCTTTGTGAATGTCGATCGGACGTTCACGGACAAGGCCAAAAATAGTCTGGCGGTCGTAGCGAAGGGCATCAGGCTGTTTGCGCATTGATGCCGAGATGCGCTTCCAGTCTTCGCGGTCGTTGTCGATAACTTCATTTTTTGCCCAGCGATGGATGCTGCCGTCAATGTTTCCGGCATCCACATCACCAGGCCAGAGAGCGTAGGCCAGTTCGTCATCCAGTGTTTTCCATGTCTGCTTGTATTCGCGATGAATGGCAGCAATGACCGGGCTGATTTTTCCTGTTGAATTTTCACTGTGCTGTTGATTGGTTCTGGCGCGGGCGAGATCAACAACAGACGTGTATTTTCCGGTTTCCTTGCGTTCACCTTCGCGACGTTTTTTCCAGATGCGCATCTCTGCCTGAATTTCGGGCCATTTGGCACCAGGCTTACATTTATGCTTAACCCACCCGATGGCATGCAGCTTAAGCTCCGGATACATGGCGTTAACTTCTGGCATTTTCATCAACGCTTCAACGATATGTCCGTCGAATGTTGCCATGTCTTCCTGCAACAATTCCTGTGCGCTAATAACCATATCAACGGTGATGTTTTCACATGTGTCGAACTTAACCAGGACCGCGTTCTGTACTTCAAGGGACAGCTTGTCAAAATTGACGTTCATCGGATCGGATTCTGATTCGACCGGAATAAAGGAAGCGGATTCCTCATCCCAGCGGTTTTCCTGCATATATTCAGCATCCCAGGAATCGAGGGCAGGGCGGGGTATACCGGGTTTATCCTCGCAGACAAGAAATTTATAAGCGCAGTCCTGAGCAGCCGGATAATGTTCCAGGAATTGCCAGTGAAATTTTGCGCGGGCGCGACGTTCATCACCGGCTTCAATGGCAGTGGCTACAGCGACGGCACCTTCTTCCTTTATTGCCTGTTCGTCCGGAATGGCGGCGCAAATAAAGACTTTACTCATTTTGTTTTAACCTCATTACAGATTTCAGGGTGAACGAATCCCTGCCATTGCTGGCATTTTTAATCCGTTGGTATGGCGTTAATATGGCTGGCGGGTTATCCAGCCGGTATTTCGTTATTCAGGTTCAGCGATACTTTTTTTAACGGGAGGCATTCACCGGGGATTTTTTGTTCGTCCCTTACCTGAATGCAGGATGACTTACTGTCATAAATTCCGGTAATCACATTTTGTGGCTCACCCGTTATAAGAAAAACGGTCATCACCAGTGCAAATGCTGAAGTCACTGCTGTTCTCCGATAATACCAAGTTCAAGAAGGGCAATTCTGGAAAGTATGGAATTATCATTGAGAAGATAAGGTTCATATTTTCTCATCTTAATGGCATCTTCCGTAAACTCCCGGTTACTGAGCAGAACACCAATATCAAAACAACCTTCAGACGTATTAACGTTTGGTAGTGACGTTTCCATTATCGCGTCCTCAACAATGAATTTTTAGCAATTGCTCCACAGTCATATTTTTAATTGCGCTCCGGTTTACAAGAGTCCATCCTTGTTTCTCCAGATAAAACCGGAAGGTATCCAGGGTGCAGACCATTGCGCCGTCAGGAACGGTTTCAGTGAATTTGATATTGCCGTGTTCGTCGAGACGGATAACCAGGGTGCGTCCGTCCCCGTGAATCATTTTGTCGGGAGACGGGGCGTTATTCTGGCGCAGTTCTGCTTCCATGCGGTCGAACTCAGCAATGTATGCCTCTTTAAATGCAGCGGCTTTTTTGCCAGTGAAGCCCATCACCAGGAAAACGAAGCCGTTTTTGGTGATTTGGTACATTGGGAGTTTGCGCCCGGTTGAGTCGGTGTATTCGCTTGACACAAAATTGTGCTCAGTGAATTTTGCTGAACAGTCCAGATTGCGAATTTTATCCAACACTCGTTCGTGGCGTTTGCCAAAGAACTCGGCGATCGCAACAGACGTAGTGACAGCGCGACCATTTTCGATGGTTACGTCAGGGTGAGAAAGGGTAAGGATAGTAGCCATGATGGCAGCCTCCGCGATGAATTTGATTAACTCACCACCGAGGTTTTCCACGACCATAAGGGTGGTGAGACGTACAGGGGTGGAAATACCGGTCATCACGGAACCCGGCCAGCCTTGCGGCTGCCCTGCACGCCCCACCATAATGCGAATGTGGCTGTGCTTAACGCATAAAAAAACCGCCTGAGCGCGGTTATGCGCCGTGAATGATTTCGGGTTTCCACGCCCGGCACCCGTTTTATGAGGTGCAGGTGCACTATAATTCCACCCGTTCTGGTTTTCAATAGCTACATTCAACATTTTCTCTACCTTTCATCACCGAAGTGAACTTTGTTGATGCGGTGCCTGGTGCCTCCAGGTGACGTTAACCAGTTAACAATTAACGTCGGATACAGAGCATTCCCGTTACGCCCGTAAAAGACCGCTTGTTTTAACTGTTCCGCGTGCGCTGAGCCGCATTCACCGCATCACAAAATTCACTTTAAAAAGGGCGGCAGAGCAGTCACGGAGTAGAACTGATACCGCCAAAAGTCACCAGAAAATTGATAACAGAGGGCGTTGCAGCGGGGTTGTCACTTAAGCGTATGGTCAACCTGACAACCCGGTGTCCTCAACGGGGAAGGAATAACCCCGTCATACTTACCGCCGCGCCATTTCGCGGAGTGTCACAACCGGAAGCGCACGGTCGACGAAAATTTAACGACAGGCTATCTATGAACCAGCTACCTCGCCGTGCGCTTTCGCGTTATGGTCTGACTTTTCATGGAAATATCCTTTCAGTAAACTGTCAGTGCCGGATTCTTATCCGTGTCCGGCGCACGACCACACGCTGTCACGAGAGGTCTCCATTCTCAACCAGTAACCTCAATGGAGGATAAAATGTCAGAGCAGGAGTTAAAACTTGGTGCATGTTATTGTGTTCTCAAGGAGCTGGTACACATGCTTCCATCTACTCAGTATCAACAGTTAGTTGGCAATTTAAATCAGCGAATCGAAGCTATGTTAAAATCTGATGGTTTTAATAACGTAGAAACGCTGATGCTAAAAAGATATCTTGATGGATTAATCAGATAACATTTTTTTACGGCGTTCATATTCGTTAATATTTATGAAGCCTGTTGCCAGAAGCAGTTCGTTAATTTCATGGTTGTTTGGCTGTTTCTGGCTCTTTGAACTGGGATCTTCCACTTCTTTTTCTGCAAATTGTTTTGCTGTATCCTCTGTGCCATGGATATTTAAAGCTGTATCTGAAAACAGCCCAGTAAACGCATCGCGCACATTACGAGCCATATTATCAGTGTCTTTTTTTGTTACCGATTCCAATTCAAGTTCGTTCAGACGATGACGAAGTGTGTGTGCTGCAATCTCCTGGATTGAAGGAGGTAAATCTTTAAATTCCATCGTCAACCTCATCAGTCGGAGTTTCTTGCTAACCAGCGACGCGCGCCAGCTTCGGTTTTAAACGTTTTGCTTTTGGTATACGTCATGGCGGTGAATGTGCCGTCCTGGTTGGGGAACACACCACATACCAGAGATTCGCTGTTGCCAAGATCGATAGTATCCATGCTGACCTCATTACCCCTTAACGCCGGGTAGCGGAACTGTTTGCTGAGAACACCGTGCGGTGTCTTGATGGGTGGTAATTTAGTTTTCTCATGAATGTTGGTCAAGCATTTTTAATGAGAAAACTCAATATTTAATGCAAAATAAAGCCAATACATTGAAATGTAAGGCTTTAAAATTTGTGAAGGGGGTTACTGATGTTTGTTACGTTTGCGAGCTTCTAGTAGCTCGGTGAATAGGCGATTAAAATTCTCAACGCGGGCACGGAGTTCGCTGATTTGTGCTTGCTGCTCTGATTTTGGAAGTGCGCGATACAATCGCAACATCTCCAACTCATCTTCCGATAAGTCTAAGGCGCTGTTGAGTGCTACTGGTGGATCTGGTGTTTTATCCTCGTCACCAAACAGTATCCAAGTTGGTGAACATTGCAATACCTCAGCCAGGCGATGCAAATTTTGCCCGCGCGGGGCTGTATGGTCGCTTTCCCATAGTGAAATTGATGAGCCAGATACGCCAGCGGCTTTGCTTAAATCGTTTTGACTTAAACCAACCTGTTTGCGTCTTTCTCTAATTCGTTGACCTAAAGTTTTCTCGTTCATATTTAGATATCTTAATAACCCTTGACTTGAGATTCCTTGAATGATTACTATTGAGAAAACTCAACTTTGGAGGGGTGATGTTTAAATCAGACGTAATTAATTTTTATGGGACGAAAGCCAAAGTAGCGAAAGCTGCTGGTGTTGATCCATCTGCTGTTTCTCAATGGGGGGAACTGGTTCCTGAAGGTCGCGCGATGCGCCTGCAAGAGGCATCCGTCGGGGAACTTCAGTACGACCCCAAAGTTTATGACGAATATCGTAAGGCAAAGCGGGCGGGGCGGTTGAACAATGAAAATCACCCCTGAACAGGTTTGTGAGGCTCTGGATGCCTGGGTATGTCGACCAGGAATGACACAGGAGCAAGCGACGATATTAATCACGGAAGCATTCTGGGCTCTGAAAGAACGCCCGAACATCGATGTTCAACGCGTCACGTTTAATGATGGCGAGGTTGATCAACGGGCGCTGGGCGTTAACCGGGTGAAGATATTCGAACGCTGGAAAGCTATCGACACCAGGGATAAGCGGAAAAAATTCACGGCGCTGATTCCGGCAATTATGGAGGCTATCCGAATTAGTGATTTCAGGTTGTATCGTGAGATCAGTGATGGAAAAAGCATTACGTACATGATCGCCGGATTAAACAAAGAATATGGCGATGTGGTGGAGTCCGGGCTGCTTTTTGCGGATCCAGCTGTTGTGGAACGTGAGACTGACGAGCTTATAGAAAAAGCTATTGCTTTCAAGCATGCGTATCGTCAGCAATATCAATATTACTTTGCAGATAAACAAATGTCTGCCAGGGGTTTGTATGAGTATCGATGCACTACGATGGGCTAAAAAGGTGAAAACCGGCAGTTCATCCAGTAAGTCTGTATTGACCTGGCTTGCTGATATGTGCGGTGCCGATTTGTGTGCATACCCGTCTGTATCTGCACTGGCAGAAGTAACGGAACTAAACAAAAAGACTGTGCAGGACAGCTTACGACACCTGATGGAGATTGGGTTAATTGTTGATACCGGTGAGAGAAAAGGCAGAACAAAGCAAATTGTGGTGTACCGACTTATCGGTGTAGAAGAAAGTGTTGCCGAGCCTGAATACACCCAAAAACGGGAGTCTTTAAAGGTGGGTAAAATTGGTGCTGTTAATAAAAACAGTACCGAAAATGGTTATGTTTCAGCACAAAACAGACCCAAAAACGGAACTCTTAGCTGCATGGAAAATAACCAAAGACACCCAAATTTTCCATCAAAGACACCCAAAAACGGATCACGGAACCCAAAGGAACCCAAAGATCTAAACCCCACACATAACGCACGCGAGAGTGCTCCGACCAGTGAGCAGGAAGTTTTGTCGTTACAGGCAGCACCCCTTGTATTCCTGGATGGCCTGAGCGAACCCATCGGAAAATTTCCGATGACCGATAGCTGGTATCCGTCACGGGATTTTCGACGACGGGCTGCGTTGTGGGGGATGGCTTTGCCGGAGACAGAATTTACACCTGCTGAACTTGCCGCCTTCCGGGACTACTGGGCAGCGGAGGGGAAAGTGTTTACTCAGATTCAGTGGGAGCAGAAATTCGCCCGTCACGTAAATCACGTCAGGGCGCAGGTTAAACCAGTCAGCAAGGGGGTAAACCATGCAGCAGCACCAGGTGGCACCGCATCACGGGCAGTTCAGGAAATTCGGGCAGCACGTGAGCAGTGGGAACGTGAAAACGGATTTATCAGCGACGGAAACGGTCTGGAAGCTGTGGGAACTCATGGGGGAGGTTTATTCGAACCGCTGGACCCAGAAGAACGGGGCCGCACCTTCGAAGCTCTGGATTGCACAGATTGGCGCGATGACTGAGCAGCAAATCCGACAGGTCTGCCGCCAGTGCATGGACCGCTGCCGGGCGGGTGAAACATGGCCTCCGGACCTGGCTGAGTTTGTGGCGCTGATTTCAGAAAGCGGGGCCAATCCATTTGGCCTGACGGTGGATGCTGTGATGGAGGAGTACCGCCGCTGGCGTGATGAGTCCTGGCGATATGACGGAAGCGACAAATATCCGTGGCCTCAGCCTGTGCTGTACCACATCTGCCTCGAAATGCGTACCAGAGGGATTGAGCGCCAGATGACGCAGGGTGAGTTAAAACGACTTGCGGAACGGCAACTGACGAAATGGGCAAAGCATGTTGGTAACGGGATGAGTGTTCCGCCAGTGCGACGACAACTGGAAGGGGCGAAACACCCGCAAGGGCCAACGCCAATTGAACGGCTGAAACAGGAATACGAACGCCGGAAGGCAGCTGGTTTTATTTGAATCTGAGAAACGATTTTGTCGGAGGAAATTTTAATGGAAACCGTATTTGACGCACTGAAAGCAATGGGAAAAGCCACATCGGTAGAACTGGCCGCGCGACTTGATATCAGTCGTGAAGAGGTTCTCAACGAGCTGTGGGAACTCAAAAGAAATGGCGTCGTTGATAAAACTGGTCACACCTGGTTTCTGGCTGGCGAAGGTGAATCCCGGGTAACCGAAGAGCGGCCAGTAAAATCTGAAGCACAGGATATGCTGACCGGAGAGGTCGAACAAAAAGTTACCGCAGACATGATGATTGAGTTTATCGGTCAGGATGGTGCTAAAACGTGTGAGGAACTGGCGGGTAAGTTCGGCGTCAGTACTCGCAAGGTTGCCTCCACGCTGGCGGTGGTAACCGCAATGGGGCGGCTGGCACGCGTTAATCAGAACGGTAAATTTCGTTACTGCATGCCGGGCGATAATTTACCAGCAGAGCCGAAAGCCGCGCTGGTAACGGAAAGTGATGGTAAGGCCTTTCCTCAGCCAGCAGGTGCTGCGTTACCAGTCCGGGAAGCCGCAACACAGGAAGAAATTAAAACAGAAACTGTGGCGGACATTGTGCAGCCGTTGCCATCGTTTACCGAAACGCAAGCAGATGAGCTGATTTTTCCGTCCCTTCGCAGGGCAAACCTGGCGCTGCGCAGGGCGAAAAGTGATGTTCAGAAGTGGGAGCGAGTCTGCGCCGCGCTGCGGGAGCTGAACAAGCACCGGGATATTGTTCGACAGATTACTGATTCTTCCCGCCGTGTTGTATCGGAAAAGTGATTGCCGGAGGCGCTTATGGCAAAAGTATTTACACCAGAAGAGCGGGAAGAAGTGAAGGCGCGCATTGTGGAATTCGTGCGCCTGAGCGGACGAGAAACTTTTCGACAACTGGCAGATAAAACGGGTGTCAGTAAGACCGCTATTCGTCGTTTATCTGGTGCGCTTGCGGCCAGTGGTGATGTCTGGCTCTCTGGTTGCGGGGTATTTCCATCAGAGCAGGCGTATCGCGTATGGCGTAAGACACCGGAGAAGGCTGCTGACCCGACACTGATTCGAAAGTTACCTGACGGAGAAATACGTCGTTACAACAGACGGCAGAACATAATTTGTCGTGAGTGCCGCCAGAGCGAAGTTATGCAGCGTGTGCTGGCGTTCTATCGGGGAAACTTTCAGGAGGTGATGGAGTGAGGGTCAGAGTTTATATTGCCGGTCCAATGACGGGATATGAAAATTTCAACCGTGAGGCGTTTCACAAGGCGGAAGAGGAACTGAAACGGGAAGGGCATACCGTCTTAAACCCGGCAGTACTTCCGGACGGGCTGACACAGCCGCACTACATGGATATTTGCATGGCAATGATTCGTTGTGTGGATGCGATTTACATGCTGAATGGCTGGCAGCGGTCAGCGGGCGCTAAGGCAGAGCTGGCACTGGCGGAGAAACTGGGGCATGCAGTGATTTATCAGGAGGTGGCTCAATGAGAGAGGTTAACTATGAGGCGCTTCGTGAGGCAGCACAAAACTATCAGTCGACGCTGGCGTGGTATCAGGCTATCCCGGACAGCCCAAATGCTGAACGGGATTGTGATGCGGCTCTTGCTGCGTTTAAGCGTCACATCCGTCATCGGGAAGCGGATATTATCGCTGATTTGCTGGATGGACTGGAAGAAGCAAAATCACAACTCAACGAGCAGCGTGAGTATTACGAAGGCGTTATCTCTGATGGGAGCAAGCGTATTGCTGAACTGGAAGCGCGGGAAGTTCAATTACCGACTCGCTACGACCTTCGATATGGACACCCGATAAATGCAGATGAGCGACATGTCATGATACCTAAAGAAAATGGCAGTTGGCTTTACCTGATTGACTTAGAACACGCATTACGCGTCTCTGGCATTCGCATCAAAGGAGAGGAGCATGGAAATAAAACCAGAGGATGAGTTAAGCAATATCGTTTTATTTCCGGTAAAAGAGGATGACCCTCGTAATCAGGTTAATTTTCTTTATGAGCCATCGGAAAGACCATATTGTCATCACGCCTCTGTCCGGGTTGACGAAAAAGAGCGTCAGGTCCGCTGTAAAATCTGCGGTGCAGTTGTGGAGCCATTTGACTGGATGCTCTCTGTGGCGAAAAGAGAAACCAGACTGGCAGATGATGTAAGGCACTTGCGCCAGGAGGAGCGGGAAAGGCGAAAAAATATAGAAAAGCTAATTCAGATTGAGCGTAACGCGAAAGCGCGGATACGCAGGGCGACAAAATCCAGAACTGAATAA